TTACCCATAAGTCGAACGGATGGCGTTAGCGCCGATTTTGATATCCATAAGCCGGGACCATCCGCGCCAGATCACGATGTTGCCAGGCGGCGGATCATGGGCTCGGGCCAGGTAACCGCCGAGCCGCGCGATCTGGGTCAGGTAATCGGAGAGGGTTCTGCCCATGGGCGCCCTATTTCGAGAAGCCGCAAGGTGATCAATCAGGGCGATTTCATCATCAGTCAATGCGAGTTTGGGGGATGCGGCAGGCGCGGCGCGGTTGATCATGGTCACCCAGAACAGTCGCCAGGATAGGATGCAGAATATCGCGATCAGATTGGCAAGGCGATCGGCGGTCCGGAGCCGTGCATCCTCGGCGCGGCAGCCGGATTTGAGTATCTTGTGGAAGAGCTCGATCTTCCAACGCTGGGCGTACCAGTCGAGCTTTTCGATGGCCTGGTCAGGCGTCGTCACTGGTAGATCGGTGATAAGCCGCCAGTCGACAGGAGCCCGGCCTTCGGGGGCCCCACATTCACGGGCATGCAGGACGGTCAGACTGAGGGGCGGATAGCGCTTTTGCTTCCCGATCGGCGGCAAGACCTGGATACGCCGATAGCGTAGCTCGATGTCGGCATGATCATCCTTGCTGACGGCGACCCGATGTATCGCCTGTACGGACACTTCGCTCATTTCGTCGGCAATGGTGTGATCACCGTCGCCGGCCAGGCGATCGACACAGGTGCGGACAAGAAAATGCGTGCCGATCGCTTGGGCCTCGCAGAAGAATTCGTAAATATCGTTCTCGCGGTCGCCGATATGGACCAGGCGATCGGGCTCGCCCAGCAGGGCGGCCGACTGGCGCATGTTTTCGAGCCAGCGGTAGCTCTCCTTTTCCTCGATCGGCACGCGGGTGGGATTGATCCGGCGCTTCAGCGCGTTGGTGCCCTTGAACTTGGTGCGGGTCCAGAATTTCGCCGCCGTCAGCCCAAGCGGTAATCCTTCGGGCGTGACCGCAAGGCTGGAGTGCATGAGCAGCCCGCAGACCGTATGAAGCCGCAGCCGACCATTTTCATCGCGTCGGCTGGGAACCAGGCTAATGGCACCGATTCTTTCGGGATCGCGCCGTTGATAGGAGAATTCAGTGGTGTCCTGCAGAACGAGGATAAGCCCATCAGTCGCGGCAACGCGGGCCCGCGTCGCCTGGAGATGGCCCGCGAGGATATTGCCTTCGTTTACCGAACTATTCGACAAAAAGCGGTACGCTGCCTTGGTATTTGCCCAGTCCTGACAGGCCATCGGGATCGGCGCGCCAATCGCTCCCGCCATCTGTCCCAGCATCGTGCGCAGCCGCTCGCCCAAGCGCTTATCGCGAAATGCGCCGAGATCGACTTCCTCATCGGCCCATTTGACCGCATCGAAAACAGAATTGCTCATTGTGCACCCCACCAACCGTTTCAGGTGCCAGGAAAGGAATCATGTCCGATTCCGGGCAAGCAACGGCCATGCGACCAACGGAATCACGCCAACGACGAGTTGTGGGTAATTGAAAGCTTCAGGACACGGTTACCTTGGCTGACAAAAAAGTGATTCTCTGAGACGCCCTGATTTGTTTCGTACGTTTTTCGTACGCCATTTTTGCAGAACAGCTAAGTCATTGAAAAATGGCGCACCCGACAGGGGTGCAAGAAACAACCGGAATCAATAGGAAGCGAAGGCTAACCGGCACATTATCGCCAACGGGAAACTGCCCCGCACCGCGATTGATGGCTAACCTCGACCCGCCCCCGCGTCGGCGAAAAATAATAGCCCCCGCGTCGGCGGCAACCGATGCGAGGGCAAACCATATCCGTGGAGCGGTAAGGCAGGCGGGATATACCGCAAGCCGGGCGGTGACGCAATGAAGGCGGCGGATATTCGCGAGGAAGCGGAAGCCGCCACGCTCCGCGTTCGCCAGCCTCACCTCGATCGCCTGCTCGCCTTGGGCGTCCCCGGCCGGGCCATTGCCGAACTCGGTTCGCGGCAAATCCCGTTCGGTGTCGGGCACGTCGAGCGGATCGAACGCGGCCTGTATCAGCCCGGCGAGGGACCGCTGCATGTCCTGTCGCCCGTCTATGCGGACGGCGAGGTGATCGACATCGTAGCGTGGCGCAGCGATGCCCCGGCGAACTGGGCGTGGCGCACCGGCCTTGGCTGGGCGCTGGGCACCGATGAACTCTCTCAATTGAGCGAGTATTGGCCGGGCGATCCCCCGATCCAGCTTCATGCCACGCCGCTTGAGTGGCTGCGCGCCGGGGGCACCGGCATATGCATCCTCGATTGGGAAGCCGACGAGCTGGAATCGTTGCGCGGCCTGAACGCGATCGAGGCGGACGAGCTTGTCGCCACCCGCCTGCACCGGGCGCTCAGCAAGCCCCGCCGCCTCCCCACCATCATCAAACGAAAGGCGGTGCGCTATGCCGCGTAATCTCGCTTCCTTCCCGCCCGCCAATGACGGGGGGCCGATGTTGCTGCCGTTGCTCAATCCTGCCGACTGGCAGGGGCAGGACGTGCCCTCGCGCGAATGGGCATGGGCTGACTATATTCCGCACCGGCAGGCGACCTATCTCACCGGGCCGGGGAGCGCGGGCAAGTCGCTGCTCTCGCAACAGCTCTGCACCTGCATCGCCCTTGGCTTGCCTTTCATGGGCAAAGACACCCGACAGGCGGTCGCTATCTATGTGACCTGCGAGGATGATGCCGACGAGCTGCACCGGCGCCAGAAAGCCATCTGCGATGCGCTGGGCGTCCCGCTGTCGGCCTTGTCGGGCAAGCTGCACCTTGTCAGCCTCACCCGGGCGACCAGCAACGCGCTGGTGACGTTCACGCCGGACGGCAACCCGATCGTGTCGGATACCTATCGCACGCTGCTCCATACTGCGCGCGCGACGGGCGCGAGCTTTCTCGCCCTCGACAACGTGGCGCATCTGTTCGGCGGCAACGAGAATATCCGCAATCAGGTGGCGGTGTTCGTCGGGATGCTCAACAATCTGGCGAGCGAGATTGACGGTAGCGTCCTGTTTCTCGGTCATCCGAACAAGGCCGGGCAGGACTTTTCCGGCTCGACGGCATGGGAAAATCAGGTGCGGTCCCGCCTGTTCATGGAGGTGCCGAAGGACGAGGATGGCAATGCTCCAGATCCTGACGCCCGCGTCCTTGTGCGCGGCAAAGCGAACTATGCCCGCAATGGCGAGCGTATCACCTTCCGCTGGCTGAAATGGGCGTTCGTGCATGATGACGACCTGCCGCCTGACATGGCAAAAGAGATCGCATTGAACGTGCAGGCCAACGCCGAGAATGCGGCCTTCCTCCGCTGTCTCGCGCTCGCCACCGAACAGAAGCGCGCCGTCTCGCACAACCCCGGCAGCAACTTTGCTCCGAAGGTTTTCGCGGCCATGACCGAGGGTAAGAAGCATAGCGAGAAGGGCTATCGGGCAGCGATGGAACGACTGCTCCATCTCGGCCAGATCGCGCTCGACCAGCCGCTCTGGCGCGGTCCGAATCGGGTGATGAAACAGGGCATCAAGGCGGTCGAAATCTGCACCGACCCCCCTGCACAAACCCCCTGCACCGACCCGCACGAAACCCGCACAAATCCTGCACGCTTCAACCCCCCTTATATCAAAGATATAACCGGCGCGGCCCCTGAGGCCACCGCGCCTCTTTCCGAAGGGGACGAATGATGAACCTGATCGAATATGTGGAGAGCCTCGAAGGTGACGCGCTCGCGGCTGCGGTCAAGGTGCTGGACTATTTCAGCCGTCCGATGACCTCACGCGAGATCGAGGCCACGCTGCGAAGCCACGGCATATCGAAGCCCCGCGCCGCCAAGGTCGCGGATGCCGTGAAGGGAATGAAGATCATCGCCATGATTGGAGACGGGCATGTCTAAGTGGCCCTACAACACCGCACGGTGGAAGCGGCTGCGTGCTGCTCACCTTGCCATCGAACCGGCCTGTCGAGGGTGCCGCAACAGCGGCAGGCTCACCCGCGCCAACACCGTCGACCATGTTGTCGCGATCAGCGAGGGCGGCCCTGCCTTCCCCGGTCACGATGGCCTCGCCAGCTACTGCCCTGCCTGCCACAGCGCAAAGACCGCGAGGGGTGGCGAGGCTGGCGCGGTGCGATCGACCAAGCCCCGGCGCGGCTGCGATGCCGATGGCAACCCGCTCGACCCGACGCATCCGTGGAGCAAAATTCCCGGCGAGAAGTTTGGAAAATCGCTCAGGGCTGACGCTCGGATACCGCCGTCGAATAGAAATAATCAGTTAGTTTCAGGGGGAAGCCGACATGGGCGCTAGGGGGCCGGGTGCTGGAAAGCTGAAAGCGGTCGCCGCGCGCGCGCCTGCGATCGTCAGCCACCCTTGGGAAAAAGACGGGATGCCAGCGGCCGATAGGGTGCTCGCATTTCTCGGAACGCTGCCGATCGTGTCGGGCCTTCGTGCAGGCGAGAAAATGGAGGTGCTCGACTTTCAGGAACGCTTTGTCCGGGGCGTCTATGCCGAGACCGAGGGCGAGCGGCTTGTGCGCCTTGCTGGCCTGTCGGTCGCACGGGGCAATGGCAAGTCGGGCCTGCTCGCCGGGCTGGGGCTGGCGCACCTGCTAGGCCCGATGATGGAGCCGCACGGGGAATGCTACGCCGCCGCACTCGATCGCGAACAGGCGGGCGTGCTCTATCGCATGACGTGCGCCTACATCTATGAAACGCCGTGGATGGCGGGCCGGGTGAATATCCGCGACCAAACGAAGGAAATCACTGACCTCGAATCGTCGTCGCTGTGGCGGGCGCTCACGTCCGATGCGCGAAAGGCGCATGGTCTCGCGCCGTCTTTCTGGATCGCAGACGAGGTGGCACAATGGCGCAGCCGCGAGCTTTGGGACAATCTCCGCACCGGCATGGCGAAGCGGAAACATGCGCTGGGCGTCACCATCTCGACGCAAGCGGCGGATGACCTACATTTCTGGTCGGAGATGCTGGACGCGGAGCCGATGCCGAGTACCTATGTCCAGCTCCACGCCGCACCGGATGATTGCGCGCTGGACGATCGCGAAGCATGGAAGGCGGCAAACCCGGCGCTGGGCGCGTTTCTCAACGAGGCTGAATTTGCCGACGCCGCGGCAATGGCGATGCGGTCGCCGTCCTTTGCGCCCGCATTCCGCCTGCTCAACCTCAATCAGCGAATTGCCGCCGAGGGCCGCTTCATCGAACAGGCGGATTGGGAGGCCAATGGCGAGCCGTTCGATCCGATCGAGCTGGAGGGCGCGCGCTGCTATGGCGGGCTGGACCTGTCGAGCACCCGCGACCTGTGCGCTCTTGCCCTGTATTTCCCCGATCATGGGAAACTGCTCGCCTGGCACTGGTTGCCAAAGGACACGATCGCGGCCCGCGTCGAGCGCGACAGGGTGCCTTACGATCGCTGGGCGGCCGATGGCTGGGCAGACGTGACCGTGGGCAACGCGCGCGACGACCTCGCCATCGCCATGCAACTGGCGGATATTCGCAGCCGGTATGACGTGCAGGGAATCGCGTTCGACCGCTGGCAGATTGCCCGGCTCAACAAGCTGCTGAGCGACGAAGGAATCGACCTGCCGATGCGTGAATTTGTGCCGGGCTTCAAATCCTACGCAGCGGCGGTGGATGCGTTCGAGCGCGCGCTGCTCGGCCGGAAGGTCCAGCACAACAATAATCCGCTGCTGCGCTGGCAGGCGGGCAACGTCATCGTGGAGACCGATCCGGCCGGGAACAGGAAGCCGACGAAGGCCAAGAGCCTCGACCGGATCGACGGCATCGTGTCGGCGATCATGGCTTGCGGGCTGGCCGCGACAGACGAAGGTGAGGCCGTCTATCGCGGTGCCGGGCCGATGTGGGTCTAGCGGTCGCCGTCCGTCTTCGGCTTCTGAGGGGCCGGCGCTGGCGCGGGCTCGGGATCGCGGCTAGGCTTGCGACGCCCGGTGTCGCCAAGAGCCCCTCCGCTGAAGCCTCCCGTCTTTTCGCGCTTTTCATTCGACATTGCTATTCTCCCCCAATTGTGTCCTATTCCAAGCGGACCGAGCCGCAGCGCCAACTGCGACCCGGCCCTGACCAAACAACCTAACATGGAGGTTATTATGGGTAACACTGATCTACGGACGGAATCCGTCCACGGCAATCTTAGCTTCGAGGGCATAGACGCGCCCTTCAATTTCACTAACGAGCAATGGTCTTTGTCGAATCTACCTTGGGTTCGATTGGCTTCTAGGCTTGTCAAAGACGATCACAACGAACTGACGGCTAAGATGGAGGGCATGGCCCACGATGGGCTGGTTCCCGATTTGCTCGAAAACATTGCCGACACCAAAAACCATTTAGCGGCGCTTGTGAGCCTGCTCGACATGGCTCTGACCCGTTCGTTTGTGGCGCTGGAACGGCTCGGCTATACACCTGATAGCCCCCCGCCCGACCAAGCCGTCAACTGACCCCTCACCCCCGCGTTGACGAGCGGGGGCTTGACTTGTCCTGCTTAGGACACCATAAGCTGTCCTGAACAAGACAGGTAGGACGCTATGGACCTTCACACTCCACGATTCACAACTCGCCAAGTCGCCAATCTGGCTGGCTTCTCCCCTAGCACGCTCCGCAACTGGACCGGCGTCATGTTTGGCGTGCAGCCGGGCGATTCGGTCATGGCTGGGGAAAAAGGCGAGGCCACCCGCTTTAACCTGCGGATGGTGTATCAGGCGGCGATCGCCCGACGCCTGATTGAAGCTGGCGTGGACCGCGAGGTCGCTTTCGGTGCAGGGGCACGATTTGCCCACACCGGACACGGCGGACGATACCCCGGCCAGCTCTTTGCAAGCGGCGCCACCGTGCTGGTTTACGTCCCCGGTGTTGGCGACGGCGCAGACAGCGTGCGCCTCGTCAATACTCCTAACCTCCGCACGATCGAGTTGGGAGACCTGTTCTTTGGCGGGACTGGCGGCTGCGTTGCGGTGCTCGTCAACACCGTGGTTCTGGAAATCAACGAGCGTATCGAGGCCACGATACCGAAATGACAAATTCGCCCACCCCATTCATTGCGGCCGACGCGGCGCGGCCAACAACGGAAAGCCCGATGCCGGGGGTGGGTGTCTGTTCCGTAAACGGCACAATCGGGCGCCGCCGCAATATTACCTGTCCTACATTTAACCAATATGGTTCAATGTTCCCGAATCGTTCCTCCCTTGGGAGGCCGATGCGCCCACGCTGTGAAGCGTCGGCTTTCACCGTGCCGGACCTTCGGGTCCGGCCAGATTGAAGGTAAAACCAATGAAAACTTCTGACTTGATGGAACAGCGGGCGGCAATCCTGTCCCGCATGAAAGCCGCCGACGAGGCGGACGACAACGCCGCTTTCGAGACGGCGGAAAACGAACTGCGGAATCTCGATGGCAAGCTGGATCGCCAACGTAAGATCGACGCCGCCGATCGCTCCGAGCCGGGGACGCCGATCAACGGCGACGGAAAGCTCGACACCGAAATCCGTTCGCGGTTCAGCGTGTCCCGCGCTCTTGCCGGTGCGGCCGGGCTGGGCGTCGATTGGGGTTTCGAGCGCGAGGTGCAGGCCGAGCTTGCCAAGCGCGCCGGGAAGCCCGCCGAGGGCCTTTATATCCCGACCGAGGTTTTCGAGACCCGCGTGCTGACGACCTCGACCGGCTCCGAGCTGGTGCCGACCGAGCATCGCCCCGACCAGTATATTTCGGCGCTGTCGGCCGCGAGCGTTGTTCGCGGCCTTGGCGCCCGCGTCCTTTCGGGGCTGACCGGCAACCTGAGCATCCCCCGCGAGACGGACAGCCCCGCAATCGGCTGGGTTGCGGAGAACGCGGCGCTGTCGAGCGATGACGCCGACTTTGACAGCATCACGCTCAGCCCCAAGCACGCTGGCGCGCTCAGCGAATGGTCGCGCAACATGCTGCTCCAAGCATCGCCGGACGTGGAAATGCTGCTCCGCCAGATGCTCGCCCGCAACATCGCGCTGACGATCGACCGCGCAGCGATCCGCGGTGGCGGCTCGAATGAGCCCGACGGCGTGCTGGAAACCAGCGGTATCCAGACCATCACTTCGCCCACCTCGCTCTTTGACGCGGTTGCCGATGCCGTGGCGCTCGCGGATACCGAAAATGTCGGCGCCAGCCGGGCGCTGCTCACTACCCCGGAAATCCGCAAGATCGCAGCGAAGGCGCTGGACCTCAACGGCCTGCCGATCGGCGTGGACAAGGTGTTCCACAACCTCGCCACGACCTTCTCCAATCAGGTGCCGAAAACGCTGGGCGGCTCGCCCGGCACCGAGCACGGCATGATTTACGGCGACTGGTCGGAGCTGTTGATCGGCGTCTGGTCGGAAATCGACATTTTGGTCAATCCGTTCGAGAGCACGGCCTATTCCAAGGGCAACGTGTCGATCCGCGCGATGGCGACCGTCGATTGCGCGGTGCGCCACCCCAAGGCGTTCGTGTCGATCGAGGACGTGACGACCGCGATTGAAGCCATGCCGGTGGTGTCGTGATGACGGCCGGGGGCGATATGGAGCATCGCAGCTTCATCGAGGTTCGCGCTCAGGGGCGCCGCATCGAAGGTTATGCGGCGACCTATGGCAGCGAGGCGCGCCTTGGCGGCTTCGTCGAGACGATCGCCCCCGGCGCGTTCCGTTCGACGCTGGGCGGGGATATTCTCGCCCTGCTCGACCATGACGCGGGCAAGGTGCTGGGGCGGACCCGTTCCGGCACGCTCCGCTTGACCGAGGATAGCCGGGGCTTGGCTTTCAGCCTCGACCTTCCCGACACTCAGGCGGGCAGGGACGTGGAAGCCCTCGCGGCTCGCGGCGACCTTGGCGGCATGTCGTTCGGCTTTAAGGTGCCTGCTGGCGGCGAACGCTGGGACGGCGAAAAGCGGACCCTCTACCAGATCGACTTGCGCGAGGTGTCGATCGTGCAAGCATGGCCCGCCTATCCCGATACCGAGGTGGCGCTGCGCTCGGCTCGCGATGCGTGGTTGGCCTTGCCGACGCCGCGCCAGATCGTGCGCCGCCGTCGCCTTGCCATCGCGGAGGCTTCGATATGGGCATGATGGACCGCATCGCTGCCCGTATGGGCTATGAACGCCGCGCGGCGGATGATCCGAGCTGGTCGGCCCTTGCCCCCGGCGTCGGCTATCTCGCTGGCGTGTCGGCGCGCGCCGCTGAAAATCTCTCGACCGTGCTGGCCTGCGTCAATGCGATCAGCACCGCGCTCGCCTACGTCCCTGCGCTGGTTTATCGCCGCGACGGTGAGGGCAACCGGATCGAGGCAACGGCGCACCCGCTGGGCCGGATCGTGCGCGGCGGTGCCAATTCGCAGATGACGTGGCCGGACTGGTTGGAGCATTGGATCGCCAGCACCCTGCTCACCGGCAACGGCCTGTCGGTTGTCGATCGCAGCGGCAACGGCCAGCTTTCGGGTTTCCGCTATGTGCCTTGGGGCATGGTCACGGTGGCTGAGCTTTCCAGCGGACGCCTCGCCTATGACGTGTCGGACGGTCGCGGCAACACCCGTCGCTACTTGGAAGGCGAGGTGCTTCACCTTCGCGACCGGACGGATGACGGCAAGATCGGCCGGTCGCGCTTGTCGCGGGCTGCCGAGACTGTCGCGGGTGTTTCGGCCGCCAACACCCATGCTGCCACCTTCCTTGCCAACGGGGCCGCTCCGTCCGGCGTGATCGAGGTTCCGGGTATCATGAAGCCCGAACAGCGGGCGGATCTTCGCGACAGCTTCCAGTCGCGCCACGGCGGGGCAGGCAATGCCGGATCGACGCTGGTGCTCGACGGCGGCATGACGTGGAAGGCGGCGCAGATCAGCCCTGAGGATGCCGAACTGCTGGAAACCCGGAAATTCGGGGTGATCGAGCTTTGCCGGTTGTTTCAGGTGCCGCCCCCGATCGTGCAGGCCTACGAGAATAACACCTTCACGAACGCCGCTCAGGCGGGCCTCTGGTTTGCCACCTTCTGCCTCGCCCCTTGGGCGCGGAAGATCGAAGCGGAGTTTGCCCGGTCGGTGTTCCCGTCGAGCGGCCCCTACGAGCTGGAACTGGACCTGTCGGGCTTCCTTCGCGGTGATCCGCAAACCCGCTGGGCAGCGCACAAGATCGCGCTCGATAGCGGTGTGCTCGATCCTGACGAGGTGCGCGGCATTGAGGGCTGGAACCCGCGCGGCGATAACTCCGCAAATTTGCGGACTTCCGATCAAGAGGCAAATCTGCCCCTTGAAACCGAGGGGAGGGCTCAGTGAATGATAACTCACCTGATCGCGGCCGGTGTTTTCTCAAGCACGAGCGAGGCTGCCATGACTGACCTTGTGACCCTGAACGAAGCGAAGCTGTGGCTTCGCGTGGACGGCGACGATGAGGACGGCACGATCGCCCTGCTGATCGCCGCGGCGTCCGATGCGGTGCGCGACGTGGCGACCGATTGGGATGGCGAGGGCGACGCGCCCGACCGTCTCAAGCTGGCCGTGCTCGCTCGCGTGGCGGTCGCCTTCGACGAGCGCACCAACGTCTCCCCCGGCACTGGCGAGCTGCCCATGCTCACCCCTTTGCGAAAGCTGGAGGTGTAAGATGCGGGCGGGTGATATGGACCGGCGCGTGACGCTCCAGCGATTCACGACGACGCAAGACGAGTATGGCGAGGAAATCCAGACATGGACGGACCTCGCCACCGTCTTTGCCGAGGTGCGGCAACAGGGCGGGCAGGAGTATCTTGCGGCCGCCACGACGCTTGCCGAGCGCCGCGTGGTGTTCTTCCTTCGCTGGTTCCCCGGCCTCACTGTCGAGGATCGGGTGAGCTATGACGGGCTGCTCCACAACATTAAAGAGGTGCGCGAGATCGGCCGGCGCGATGGCGTCGAGCTGCACACGGTGGCGGCAGTATGAGCCGGGCCGCCCGCTTTAAACAGGCCGACGCCACCCGGGCCCTTCGCGCGGCGGTGGCGGCTGGCCTGAAACCGAGCGGCTTCAAGATTGACGCCAATGGGGCGATCGTCGTCATGTTCGGGGATGACACACCCGAATCGCGCAACAGCTTCGATAGCTTGATGGGGAGGGCCGCATGACGAAACGCTGGCTCCCGCAATGGGTCTCTGAATATCGGGACCGGCACGGTAAGCCTCGCTACCGCTTCCGGCGCAAGGGCTATGCTCAGTATCTGTTCAAGCACGCGCCGGGGACCGAGGGCTTCCGGCAGGAATATGAGGCGTGCAAGCATGGTATTGGCGCCGAGCCGATCATGCCGGGCGCCAGCCGCGTCAAGCCGGGGAGCTTCGATGACCTCATCACGCGCTACTATCGGTCGCCCGACTTTCTCGACCCGAGCGAACGCACCCGCGAGGTCTATCGCGGCGTAATCGAGCGGTGGCGCGTCAAATACGGCAAGGCAATGGTGCGCGACCTTGAGCCGCGTCACGTCGCCGACATGATGGCCGCGATGCTCCCACACCGCACGGCGGCGAACATGCTTCGCAAGCGTCTGCGCGCGCTGATGCAATTCGCGATCCGGCAGGGCATGGCAACGACCAATCCCGTCATTGCGACGAAGCCCTACAAGATCGACAGCGACGGCTTCCATACGTGGACCGAGGATGAAATCGCCGCCTATGAAAAGCGGCATCCGATCGGCACCACGGCGCGCCTGGCCCTCGACCTGATGCTTTGGACAGGCCAGCGCGGCGGGGACGCTCGCGTCATGGGACCGCAGAACATCCGCAGCAAGCGGCTGGTGGTTACTCAGGAAAAGACGAGGGCAACGGTATCGCTCCCAATCCTGCCAGCCCTCGCCAGTTCGATCATGGCGACGAAATCCGGCGCGCTGGTGTTCATCCTAAGCGAGCATGGCAAGCCCTACAGCCGCAAGGGCTTCGGCAACAAATTCCGGCAATGGTGCGACGAGGCGGGCCTGAAAGAATGCTCCGCACATGGTCTCAGGAAGGCGGCAGCGAGGCGCTTCGCGGAAGCCGGATGTAGCAATCAGCAGATCAAGGCATGGACCGGCCATACGACCGATAGCGAGGTTTCCCGCTACACGGCAGCGGCCGACCAACAGGCGCTTTCGGACGCGGCAGCGGAAATGTTGATGGCTAACCTTAGAAAACGGTTAGCCAATGAGGACGCCAACCCCATGGAAAAGGAGGCATAA